TACTGACGAAGTTTATGGATCGCTTTCTCATGATGATTCGCCATTCACTGAGAAAACTCCATACAATCCTCGTAATCCGTACTCTGCCACAAAAGCAGCCAGCGATCATCTTGTTCGCTCATATGTGAATACACATGGTATTGATGCAGTCGTAACTAATTGTTCGAATAACTACGGTCCTCGACAGCATAAAGAAAAATTTATTCCAACCATAATTCGACATATTCATATGAATACACCAGTTCCAGTATATGGTAATGGTCAAAATATTCGTGATTGGTTGTTTGTTGAAGATCATTGTGATGCATTGTTAACAATTGGTGAAAACTTTAAATCGGGTGAGCGTTATAACATCGGTGGCGGTCATGAGATGAGTAATCTTGATATGGTTACTTTGATTCTTGACGTTATAGGAAAACCAATTCACATGTATCAGAACTGGATCAATTTTGTAACTGATCGTAAAGGTCATGATTTTAGATACGCAATGAATTCGTCAAAACTTGAACGAGAACTCGGATGGAAAGCAAAGACTAATATCACTGAGGGAATTCGTAAAACATTGGAGTGGTACAAATGAGAAAAGGAATTATACTATCTGGTGGACTAGGAACAAGATTATATCCATGCACTGAAGTTACATCAAAACAGTTATTGCCTGTTTATGATAAACCTCTCGTTTATTATCCATTATCAACGCTAATGATGGCAGGTATTCGAGATATTTTGATTATCAATTCACCGAATGATGCCGCAGCATTTAAACGTCTTTGCGGCGATGGATCTCAATGGGGAGTAGAAATTTCTTATGAAGTTCAATTAGAACCAAAAGGAATTGCTGAGTGTTTTCGTATTGCCGATAAATGGATTGGTAGAGATGATGTTACGCTGATTCTTGGCGATAATATTTTTTATGGAAACGAATTGATTAATCGATTCAATGCAGCAACTTGGAATAATGCTGGTTGTACACTCTTCGCCTATCATGTATCTGACCCAGAAAGATTTGGTGTTGTTGAGCAAAATACAGAGGGTCATCCAATTAAGATTGTTGAGAAACCTAAAATTGCACCAAGTAATTATGCTGTCACTGGACTTTACTTTTACGACAATAAAGTAGTAGAATATGCTTGGAGGATTAGACCCTCTGCGCGAGGCGAGTTAGAAATTACTGATATTAACAATCTTTATCTGGAGAATTTCGATTGCAAGATTGAGTATTTAAATCGTGGGATTGCTTGGATTGATACAGGAACATTTGAATCTCTATCGGAAGCCTCTATGTTTGTGGGTTCAGTGCAAAAGAGAACAGGAATGATGATTGCATGCCCAGAAGAAATTGCGTATAAGAATGCATGGATTACTGAGCATGATGTTCGTCGTTCCGCAGAAAAGTATAGTAAGTCAGATTATGGCAAATATCTTGGCCAAATTTTGAGGAAGAGATAATGAGTGAAGTGAAACAGATGATTGAAGATTTGGTTGCCGCCGTTGGCACTCCCAAATATGCATACAACTGTAAAGAATTCAATCCTGAAAAAGATACTGTATTCTATTCTGGTCCATATTGGGATGAGAAAGAAGTCATTGCTGGTGTGACTGCATTTCTCACGGGCAAGTGGCTTGTTTCTGGTGAGCAGGTTGCAAAATTTCAGTGGGCATTCGGTCGTAAGTTCAATACGAAACATTGTCATATGGTGAATTCTGGTTCATCGGCTAATCTCACAATGGTCGCTGCTCTTAAAAAACATCTCAAACTTGAAGATGGTGTAGAGGTTTTAGTTTCTCCTGTTGGATTTCCAACTACGATTGCTCCGATCATTCAAAATAATATGACTCCAGTATTCGTTGATATTGAAATGGATACATTAAATTTTGATTTAAATAAACTTGAAGAAAAAATTACAGATCGTACAGCAGCTATTTTTGTATCACCTGTACTTGGTAATCCACCCGACATGGATCGTATACAAGAGATTTGTAATAAACATGATTTACTTTTGATCGGTGATAATTGCGACTCTCTCGGTACTCGCTGGGATGGTAAATTATTGACTGAATATTATTATTCGTGGACGTGCTCGTTTTATCCTGCACATCACATTTCAACTGGCGAAGGAGGCATGGTTTGCTCAAATGACGAAGAACTTATTAACACAGCACGTTCGATTAGTTGGTGGGGTCGTGATTGCCGCTGCGTCGGTGCTGCTAATTTATTGGCTTGCGGTACATGTGGCAATCGTTTTGACAAATGGCTTGACGGATATGATGGTGTAATTGATCACAAGTATCTTTTTTCAAACATGGGATATAATCTCAAACCACTTGATCTTCAAGGTGCGATTGGCATTGAACAATTAAAGAAGATTGATGAGATTGATGTAAAGCGTCGCCTAAATTTCCAGCGCATCAAGAGTTTCTTCATGCGTTATGTTCCTGGTGTTCGAGTAGCAAGCAATCTTGATCAGGCTGATCCTTCGTGGTTCGGTGTTCCTTTGATTACAGATACTCCAGAACTCAAGGAGAAACTCCAGGCATTCTGCGAAGCAAATCGAATTCAGACTCGTAACTACTTTGCTGGGAATATTCTCTTGCATCCTGGTTACAAACATCTTGACGATGCCTCTAAATATCCATATGCAAACAAGGCACTCAGTAATGTGTTCTTTGTTGGTTGCCCACCTCATTATGGTGATAAGGTTTGGGAATATTACGAAAGCGTAATGCAAAAATGGGTATCGTAAATATATTTGGTGGAAGTGGGTTTGTTGGTTCTGAGTATGTTCGAACCACCAAAACACCATGGATACTGAATGATCGAGATAATTATGAGGTAAGATCTAATAATGTTCTTTATTTCATTAGCACAGTTGATAACTACAATGTGCATCGTGATTCTTTACTAGATATTAATACAAACCTTGTAATTTTAATGAAGGTTTTGGATAGTTATCGCAGTTATATGCAGAAAACTAGACAAAAAGGTTGTTTTAACTTTATAAGTTCTTGGTTTGTTTATGGGCAGGACTCTGGCTTCGGCGAGGGTTCACGTGGTATTCCTGAGACTGATCCCTGTGATCCAAAAGGATTTTATTCGATTACAAAACGATGCGCCGAGCAGCTGCTTATGTCTTACTGCGAGACGTTCAATTTAAACTATCGTATTCTGAGATTAGCAAATGTATTGGGTAAACAAGATAAAAAAGTATCTGCGAAGAAAAACGCGCTCCAGTATCTATTGGGCGAGCTCGCTGCAAACCGACCCATCGAGCTCTACGACTCTGGTTATTTTTATCGTGATTATATTGATGTTCGCGATTGCGCTCGAGCAATCGATTTGGTTCGAACAAAAGGAGAGTTGGACTCTATCTACAATATTGGAAATGGGAAACCGATAATCTTCCGAGATACGATACGCTATGCTCGTGACTCTATGGATTCGGGATCAGAAATTCGAACGATTGAACAAAAAGAATTCCATAAAACGGTCCAGTCATCTCGATCTTTTTTTATGGATAATACCAAATTACGAGATCTCGGATATAATCCAGAGTTTACGATTCAACAAACGATTGACGATATTATATATGGGATCTTGACTAGAAAAAATAACTAAATAGAACATATAACCATCCCACAGAGTGGAAGAGGCGTATGTTAAGATTTGTTCAATATCTCACTGAAGCCGCAAAGTTTGAGAACGAAGATCTAAACGGCGGACACCTAGAACACGTAGAAGACTTATTAATTCCTCATGGAAAAGAGGGATTAGATTTATCGTTGTCTTTCCTAGACAACATGCACAAATATCTAAAGGGTGAGGCATCAGAAGCAAGTGTTTCTGTAAAACATGATGGTTCACCTGCAGTTGTTTTTGGTCGCACACCAACCAAAGGCGCCAAGAATAGCGGATATGCTCCAGGCACATTTTTCGCTGCCTCTAAATCAGCTTTCAATAAAACTACGCAGAAACTTGCCACAACTCCAGAAGAAGTTCAGGAATATTACGGTGATAAACCAGGACTCGCTGCAAAAATAATGGCAGCACTCGAGCATCTTCCTAAAATTGCTCCGATGCGTGGAATATACCAAGGCGATTTTATGCATACGCCTGATATGGTACAACAAAATCAAGATGAAGAAGGTAATGTTAACGTAGCTGTAAATCCACAATTAATTAATTACTCAGCTCCAGCAAATTCTAGGATTGGTCAGAGAATTTTAAATTCTCAATTTGGTATTGCTATTCATACAGGATATCGTAACGCATATTGGAAACCAAATCCAAAAACTGGTCAAATGATGTTGACTTTCCCACGAAGAGAATTCAATATTCCAACACGATCATTCGGAACACATCCAGATGTGCATGTAATTGATCCACGTGCAACTCGACCAAATCAAGAAAATTACAGCACTGATGCTCAAGCAGCATATGATCGTGCTGTTAAAAATGTAAGAATACTAGCCGAAAAACATGATTTTCAACACGCTATTCCACATGCGGCGCACTTCTCAACTTTCGTTAATGCAACTATTCGTGATGGACTCCCTTTGACTTATGAAAATTTTGTTGAGCATGTTGGACAAAAATTTAATCGTCAGATTGAAGGCGCGAAAAGTCAAACCAAGGCGCAAAGTCTAACACAACAACGTGATGATACTCTAAACGATTTCAATATGAATTCAGTAAAATGGAGACAAACATTCCGCATTCATCAAGAAGTTGCAAATGCCAAGAAAGCAATGCTGCCCGCATTTGAAGCGAATGCACAACAAAATACAAATTTGATGCAAGGTACAATTTCTGATCCAGATACTGGCGAGATTGTTAATTCGCAAGAAGGTCACGTGATTGTTATGAAGAATCCAATGACTGGTAATGACATTGCTGTAAAGGCAAACGATCGTGAAAATTTCAATCGTCTAAACTTTAATCGTGGTAGATTCCAGAAACAACAGGCAGCACAGCAACAATCTGGCGAAGAGCGAGTAGAGACGGTACAATAAAATGCCAAATAAAAATATATTAAACGAAGTCCGTTCAATTAGAAATAATAATCCAGGTAATTTGCGCGCAGTTGATGCTAAAACGCAACAATATTTAACACAACCTGGATATGTATTAGATAACGCAATCGGATTTGATGAACATGGATTTGCGATTTTTCCAGATCAAGAAGCTGGTATGGACGCCATGCAGCGTCAAATTAGGATTGATGCTGGCAAGGGAATGACAGGTGCACAAATGATTAATAAGTATGCACCAAAAGATGATAATACGCCGCTTGGGAAAAAATATCCAAACGATCCTAATGCATATATCGATGATGTATTTACAAAATCAGGATTAGATCCAAATAAACAAATAGATTCAAAAAATATTGATACTATTCAACGAGCAATGGTTAAGAAGGAAGGTGGTCAGAGTGCATATGATCATTTTTATGGTGGTTCTAGTGGTCCATTAGTTGCATCCAACATATCACCAGCATCACCACCAGCATCAGTAACACCATTTATTGCAGCATCACTTTTCACAGCAGCTGCAACACCAAAACTTACAGATAGAGACAGACAGATGACTCAACAACAGCAACAACAACAGCAACAACAACAGCAACAACAACTAGTTATTTATGATACTCAAACGCTTCGACAATATCTTAATCCTAAAGCAGTCACACCAGACTTTAAAGCATTGATTGCTGCTCATGCTACTCGACAATCATTAGATAATGTACAATCGAAAACAAATAGTGCTTCTCCACCATTAAAACAAAAAAGCCGTGAAAGATATGAAGAAGTTTTACGACGAAGGGCGACCACAGCTGAACGAAGGGCGATCGCAGCTGCACGTGCAGCTGAACGAAGAGCGACCGCAGCTGCACGATACAAACCAAAGGGAAAAGGAAATATAAAAAAAGTGGCAGAGCAAATATCATTTAAAGATTTACGAAAAAAGATTAATGAGAGCATCACTCACAGCGATCAATTAATGGAAGCAAAAGAAAAGTCTAAACTTTCACTATCAGCGAAAGCAAAGAAATTTGGAGTTTCTTTAAGCACGCTTAAAACAGTTTTTAGACGCGGTATGGCTGCATGGAATTCTGGACATCGTCCAGGTACAACACCACAGCAATGGGGACACGCACGTGTGAATTCTTATCTAAGAAAGGGTAAAACATATCACACTGCTGATAAGGATCTACGCAAATAATAATATGAGCAACGCATCAATCTTTATTGGTCGATTACAGCCACCGCATCCTGGGCACGGAGCTGCCATTCAGGCAACTATCGATCATGCTGCAAATACCAGTGGAAAACATTATATTTTTCCAACACACACAACTGGAACAGAGAGTGATCCACTTGATCACGAAACAAAGGTTACTGCACTTCGTGCAATGTTTCCTGATGCAAATATTGTAAGTGATCCAGAAATTCGCACACCCATTGATATGATGCGATATCTACAGGAGCAAGGTCATACAAATATAAACATTGTTGGTGGTGGTGAAGAAGATCAAAATAAATTTAAATTTTTAAACAAATATAAAGAAAAAGAATATCCAGGAATTAAAAATATTACAACATCCTCGGCTGGTGAACGCGACTCGAATACAGAAGG